CCGTGTAGCGGTCCGCAAAGTTGGTGCCGAGCTGCGCGACGAGCGAGGCGATCCAGCCGGAGAGCGTGATGGGCAGCACCGTCGGCGCGAGGTACGCGCGGTCGGCCAGCAGCCCGATGATGTCCACAAGGTCCCATTGCATCGTCAGGCCGTTGTCGCCGGTCTTCCAGCCGTCGGAGTATTGAAAGAATACGCCCACGCGCTTATACTCCACCGTCCCGTCCGCGAGCCGCACGCCGATGTAGGTCTCCACGCCCTGCCGCTCCTCGATGCTCTGGAACAGCCCGGACTTGCTTCGCGGCTCGAACATACGGTTCTTGTTGTTCATCTCCATTTTGAGCATTCCGTATGGCAGCGTCAGGCAAGATACGTCCCCTTGCTGCTGCACGGAAAAAGATGCCAACATATTTTCGCTCCATTGCTCGTAGTAGCCCGGTACGATCTCTACTGTTCGCATTCTGCGGTACGGCAGGCTCCATTTGGTCACAGTCACCTTGATCGCGTCCGGCGTGTAGACCGTAAACCCGGATATCTTGACGGCGCTTTGCGTGTTCCCTGCATACGTTTCCGTATGATACGGCACGCCATCGACCAGAATATCCACCGTAAAATCCTCCGGTACACCGTCAAGCGGGTCGGAAGAAAAGAAGATGCTGCACGCCTGCAAAACGCTGACGTTGGCAAATGACAGCTGCGTCCATACCGAAGCAGAAAACATTCCGTCCGCGCCCGACAATGCCTCACTTGCCGTTCCAATTTCGCCCGCAATTTGATAGTCGTCCGGGAAAATCGCAAACGATCCATCCAGCAACCAGCGGTTTTTCTCCAGCGTTGCGCAGCGCGGAGGCGCGGAAATGTCCTTGTCCGTCAGCTGTGCCGGCTTTGACCACGGCGCAAGCCCGCTTGATGTGACCGCCCCGATGGTCATATCGGGGTCGGAGATGTCCACCACCGCTTTGAGGTAGATGCGCCTTGTTTTCCCGACGATGGCCGAGCGAAACGCGGAGGTTGCCTCAATCATGCGGCGTCACCTCCCGCAGCTCGACGGAAAAATCACCCCACATCGGCTTTCCCTCGCGGCTCCACATAAATTTGGGCGAGGCAAATGCCGTCACAAAAAACTCGGACGAAATCATTTCCGTGCTGTTCGGTGGGAGAAACGCGCAGAGGATCGGCTCATTTCTCCCCTTTTTGCACGCCGCAAGCAGGTTATTTTTCTCCTCGTCGGTAAAATACCCGTACTGGTAATTCACGCGCCACACCGTTCCGCGCAGCTCGCGAACCATGTTCCCCGGCAGCATCACAAGGTCAACGCTTAGCGGCTCTTCATAAGCCGTATAGCCGCCCTTCTGGCTTTCCGGCAAAAGAATCGAATAGCCGCCGGTATCTAAAATGAGTTGATTCATGCCGCCTCCTTATGCCATCTGCGCGTTTGCGATAGGCGTGCCCGCCGCAGCCGCCGCCTTGATGGAAAACGGCAGCAGATAACTCGCCAGCTTTGTGCCGTCCGGGAACATCAGGTTGATGGTGGTCGTTCCGGTCTCTGTGCTTACGCCCATGCTGTTGACGATGGCCGCGCTTGACCGTCCGATGCCGGAATCGGCAAAGCCTACCGTTGCCGTTCCAAAGTCCAGCCCGCTTGTAATGCCGCGTCTGATCGTTCCGTATTCGCTCTCCCAGCCCTCGCCGAGGCCAAGCGCCATGTTTTCGCCGATGCCCGCGAACACGCGGGACGGGGAGTGAATGCCAAGAACGCCCTTGACGTTATCCACAATGCCGCCGAAAAAGTCGGATACCTTTTCGCCGATCCACGACGCCATGCTCTTGATGCCCTCCCACACGCCGCGCACAATGTCCTTGCCGACCTCGATAACGTCAGGAATGGAATCGACCAACGTTTTAATGATCGTTGCCGCCATATTCAAAACGCCTGTGACCAGCTGCGGAAGGTTCTGCGCCAGCCCCTTGACCAGCGCAATGACTATTTGCAGGCCAAGCTCGATAATGTCCGGCAGCTTGTCGATGGCATAGGAGACAAATTTTTCGATCATCTCCGGCCCCTTTTCCTGCACCACAACGCCGATGTTTTCGAGGATTCTCTCAACGACCGGCAAGAGATTTTCCGCCACCGTCACGGTGCTGCCCAAAAGGTTTGTAATGAGTTCCGCCATGTCGGCGTTTTCATCGCCAAGCCCCGTGATAAAGTTGTCATACGCCGCTTTCATCGACGCAATAGAGCCTTGGATCGTCGTGCTGGCTTCCAGCTGCGTTGTGCCCGTTATGCCCATTTCCGTCTGCACGGTGTGGATGGCGTCAACGATATCCGCGTAGCTGTCGATGGTGTAGTTGGTGTAGTTGCCTTGCGCGGCATTTAAGGCGTTTGCATCGTCCAAAAGGCGCTGCATTTCCTCTTTTGTGCCGCCGTAACCGAGTTTGAGGTTATCGAGCATGGTATAGTTCTGCTTGGCAAAACCGGAATACGCGTTCTGGATAGATTCCATGCTGGAACCCATCTTATTCGCGTTGTCGCTCATGTCGGTAATGGCCAGATTCGCTTTTTCCGCTGCCGCGTCCGTGTCGCCGCCCATTGATTGCAGCAGAGACGCAGAAAACGCCGTCACGGTGGTCATGTACTCATTCGCGCTCATGCCTGCCGTCTGGTATGCGTTCGCGGCGTACTGCATTACGGTATCGGCAGAGGACTTGAAAAGTGTTTCCACGCCGCCAACCAGCTGCTCATACTCGCCGTAGCTTTGAATTGCTGCCTCGCCAATGTTTTTTACCGCGCCTGCAACAGCTTTCACGCCAGCAACAATGGCTTGCCCTGCAATATTGGCTTTCAGCACGTCGCCAAAGCTCAATGCCTTTTCTTTGGTATCCCCGAGGCTTTTATCTACTTCGCTCGTGTCTACGCTGATTTTGACAAAAAGGTCTAATAAATTCATTTTCTCACCACGCTTTTTGGTGTTTTTGGTGAAAAGCCCTTGAAAAGTCAAGGCTTATGTAGTACAATTTCAAGAAAGGAGGGTTTTGCCATGATCAATTTCAACAAAGATTCCGCATTTGACTTAAAGCCTATCTCCATTGCCGAAGTCCGCGACGAGGTCAACGGTCTTTTGATCGCGGGCGAAGAGATCGCCTGCGCGTTCAAAACGATCCGCGACCAGCTTATCTTCACCAACAAGCGCATTATTTCCGTTGACGTGCAAGGCATCACCGGAAAGCGGAAATCGTTCAGCTCCATACCCTTTTCCAAGGTGCAGTTCTTTGCTATCCAGACACCCGGCCTTGTTGAGCTGATCCCCGATAGCGAGCTTGTCCTGACGTTCTCCAATGGCTTTACCGCCAAATTTGAGTTCAAAGGCGATACCGACATCGGAAAGATTGGCCGCATGATCTCGGAATACGTCCTCAAATAACGCCTATCCATCCGCCGCCCCGTCAGGGGCGGCTTTTTTTATCGTCAGCCCGCACCGCGCGACTATATCGGCGGTAATCTCTTTGCACGTCCTGTTGTCCTGCTTTTTTGGCTCAATAATGTCCGCGTATCGCGCCTTGATGTAGTTCCCGCTCGCGTATTGCGCCGTGTTTTCGGCCACAATGCGCAGCGCGTCCGTCACATAAATGCGGTATGCGTCGTTTCTTGCTTTCTCATTGAGCCGCGCCACGCAGTACCGCAGGAACGGCTTTATTCGTCTTTGCCCTCGGTATTCTCCTGCGCAGAGCCAGAGGTTTTCCCGCTCTGCGCTGAGAGAAAAAGTGCGTCGAATGCTTCATCGGTCAAAAGTTCCGTCGCATCGCGCATCAGCTTGACGAGGTTCAGCGCGCCCTTGTAGCTCTCCGCGCTCACGCCCTCAATAGAGGCAAGAATAGCGATGATGTCGCCTTTGTGACCCTTGAGCAGCGCAGGGAGAGCTTTGCGCGCCCGCTGCGTTGCAAACTGCTTCACCGTCATGCCCTCCGGCAGCTTTTCCCGTCGGAACATCGCGGAAGCCTGTTCGTCCTCCGCAATGTTGGCGATCGGGTCGATGATATCCGCGATGACGTCAAAGACGCGCTCGCCCTGAATGTCGGAAAGTCTCATTTACGCCTCCGCCGTGCCGGCCTTGATGTAGATTTCAAAGGGAACGGTGTCCTGCGCACTCATGGAATAGTGTCCGGTAAACTCGAACGCAAACTGCCCCTTGGACTTGTCCGCCGTCTTGAGCTGGAAGCCGCCCGTGGAAAGCGCGTTGAGCAGCTTGATAGCGATAAAGCCTCCGTTGGTTTCGCCGTTCTTGTCGGAATAATCGCCCACAAGCCAGATATCATCAAAGTCCGCGTCCTTGAGGTCGTTGCGCGGTGTGACCTTGGTTGTGTCGGTCGTCCCGATGTCCGCCGCGCCGCACAGCCGCTTTGCAATGGCGGTATCGGCGTTGACAAAAGTGCCGGTCATCTTGACTTCCCACGAATCGAGCTTTTTCAGCTCCTTCATGTTCTTCGGACAGTTGTCGATATCCTCGCCAAAGTCCGAATAGGTCGGCGTGGCGGTAAAGTTGACGCCGCCGGTCGTTGCGCCGATCTGCCCCGCCTCGCCGATGGTGCCGGTAGCCGGTGTGAAATCGGTCGTCAGGATGCCGGCGTTGATCTGGAGCTTCTGAAACGCATCAGAAGGAATCTTGGTAAATTTCATGTCGTTGTCCTTTCATCAGTTTTGCGACAGGAACTCAACCGTAATGTTGAGATACCGCCGCTTGATGTTTTTATCGCTTTCATCCGCGATGTTCTGGCACCACGGAGAGCCGCGCTTTATCCACATCGCCCCGCCGTCATACGGCACAAGCACGCCACCCATGCCGATGGCGTCAGAGATTTCCTGAGCCTTTGCGTTGGGTGTCGCTTCGCTCTCGGTGTAATACCAGAGGTTGACCGTCAGCGCGATCTCGCCGCTCTCCCATGATCCGGTGATAAGCTCATAGGTCAGCCACGGGAAAACCGCATCTTCCGGCACGTTGGAGGTTGGATAGGCCGGGAGGAATTGAGAAAACCACGCATGGAGCGCCTTGTCCTTTGTCATTTCGGCAGCTCCTTTCGCTCCGCTGTGAAGAATTTCAACGCCCGGATCGTCGGGCCTGCCGAACGCGGCGCAGCCCGTTCTTCCGGGTTTGAGGTCACGCGGTAGGTGTTGCCGGTGGACGCGTCGCGGAAATAGTCGTTATACTCGATGGGAACGGTCTTGTTGACCAGCGCGGAATATACCGAGGTCACACCCTCCTTTTCCGCCCTGCGCGCCTCCATCGAGGTGTCGAGCGCCTGATAGTTGAGAAATTCCGCACCCTCGGCCCATGCGACGATATAGCCGCCTGCTCCGTCCGGCGTTCGCGTCTTTTCCATCAGCACGCATTTGCTTGCGAAATCGTCCAGTAAACTCACGGTTCCACCCCCTTGAGCTTGCGCCAGTCGTTTAAACGGCCTCTAAAAGCGTCCTGCCAGCCGTTTAACGTGCCGCTGTCGTTTCCTGCGCTTCGTTTGGTGTAGGAGTAGCCCCCGAAGCTCTCGCTTTGATACGGGCTTGCAACGGCCTCTCCGTTCTTCTTCTCCCATGCGGCAATGTCCTCCGAGAGGGTTACTACTGCTTTAGGGACAGCCAGCGCCCACACCGTACCGGTAAAGGTTTCGTCCGTCAGGTCAACCGCCGGGTATTGGTGTAGCCCATCGTTAAACACAGAGCCGCACACGCGGAAATATTGGTTATTTTGGAGAAAGGGCAGCGTAATGCTGCCATTCTCCACGGTAAACACGCCCCTGTGGATATCCACAAGAAACCAGTTGTTTAAGTGCCGTAAGACCAGTTCAAGCATTACGCCGCCCTCCTATCAGGTTTTTGCCGTTACATCAGCGCTGCCGGACTTGAGCGCATGATAGTTGCCGTCGCACTCAACAACGGTCACCTTCTGGCCGGTCGCAATGGTCAGGTCGCTCTTGCCGTCCCAATCGTTCCAACCGGCGACATTGTCGCCGTAAGAGACGGTCGCGGCAGAGGCGCCGGACGTGTACTTATACTTGTTGCCCGCAGCGGCCTTTGCCGGAGACACGGTCAGCTTGGTATCGCCGCTCTTAGAGCCTGCGGCAGAGGTGACCGTCAAAGAGCCGAGCGCGCCGTTGTCGATGGTTCCAACGACCACGCCGTCAATGCGCTCGGCAAACAGCTCCATGCCGTTAATGACGGTGTCCGATGCGGTCATGTTGGTGTAATCGGGCTCCTCATGGATGCCGATGTAGCCGGTCGCGTCGGTGGTAAAGGTGAAGACCTCCTGCAGATCCGCGCCGTTGACGGGGATGTAGTAGAGAACGATGTTGTCCTTCGCCGTGGCGTAGATCTTGCCCTTCGGGACGCTGGCGTTCATGATGAGCGTTCCGAGGCCGAGGAAGTTCTCGACGTAGCTCATGCCGAATGCGGTCTGCACGGTGATGTTGGCCGTAGACAGGTAATCCGCAACGTCCAGCGGATTCATGAAGTAGACCGCGCCGATCTCGTCGTCCTCGAAAAGGACCTGAAGATTGCCCCACGCCTGCGCAAGGACAGTCTGGAAGTTCTTGCCGCTCACCGCGCCGGTGCCGGTCGAAAGGAAGTCAAAGAAGCTCTTACGGATGCCCTTCTGCACGTCCTTGAGCATTTCGTCGGTGGTCATTTCCACCGCCTGATCGTAGCCGCGGTCGGTGATCGCTTCGGCAGAGGTGGCCTTGCGCCACTTCTTGAGCGTGATCTCCTTGTAGTTCACGGCCTCGGTCTTGTAGTGGGAAAGAGGAATGGTGTCACCCTCGGCCACAACGCCGCTCTCGAGCGTGCCGGTCGCCTTGTAGCTCTTAAGCACAGTGCCCGCCTGCTTGGCGATCTTACGGGTCACACCCAGGGCCTCCATCAGCTTTTTGATGGAGTAACCGAACATTTCGGTAAATTCGATCTCGCGCACGCGGGCGAGGTCATTTTTCTTGATCAGATTGGTTTCAGCAGCCATAATTAGCCTCCGTTCTTATTTTCAAAAAGATTGATGTTTGCAGCAATCGCCGCGCGGCGCTCCGACCTGTCCTTGATCTCCATGATCTGATCTTTGGTCATTGCGCCGCCGCCGGTATTCGCCGGGGGAGTGGCGGGATTCGCGCCCTTTGTCTGCGTGGTGGAGACAAGCCCCTTGTAGGTGCCGTCTACGAGTGCATCAAGGCTCTTGGTGTCCTTGATCTTCTCGCCGTCCAGCTCCAATGCGGCCATTTCCTCGCCGCAGCCGCGCATTGCAAGGTCGAGATTCGCGCCGGTGATGTTTTTGCTCTCAAAGTAAGCACGCACGGCCTTTTCCTTTGCCGCCTTGCTCTCCTTTGCCGTGATGTCGGTCTTAAAGGCTTCAAAGGCCGAGTGTTCCTTCTCGTACTTCTCCTTATAACCGCCGTCACCCGCTGCCTTGAGGTCATCCAATTCCTTCTGGACGCCGGGCAGCTTCTCCGCGTCCGCCTTGTACTTCGTGAGATCGTCCTTGAGGGGGTCAACCACGCCCAGATGCAACGCAACCAAGCGATTTTCGATCTCTTCGGTGCAAGCCTCGCCGAGAATATTCCTGATTTCCGCTCTCGTAAATTTCGCCATGTTATTCGTTCTCCTTTTCCTTGGCCCCAATTCTTCGGGGGCGAACGTTGTATAAAAACCGCTGTACCTTGCGGGTTTTACCTAAAACAAAAGAGCCAACCACCGAGAAAAACTCTGTAGCTGGCTCCTATTGCCCTTTCCCGCGCCCTATTACGCGGAAGTTGAATATTTGATTGTTTTCTTGACCTCTAAGACAATGTACCCATCGCCTTTTCGGCGTATTTCAGCGTCGTTGCCGCGCTTGATGATGGCTTCAATGGCCTTGATGGTCTCGTTATCCATTTTTCAGCTCGCTTTCCAGAATATCCCGATACTGCCCCGCATGGTCGGCGGCAGCAGGTTTCAAAAACGGCTGCGCCTTGTTGCCGCGCGTGTAATGCCAGTTGCCTTTTGCGTCTTGGTATACCCACGGCGTAGGCCGTCCGCCGCCGCCTTCGGCGTATTTGCCGGTGCCAAGCTCAACGGAAGGCGCGTAAGAATTGTCCGTCCCGATGATTACCGCCAGTTCCTGCTCGTCTACCACATGAGTATTACTGTTTCGCAGAATTCCGGTATCAACGGGGCACAGCTTTTTCGCATATCCCTCTGCCACCAGCCCGCACTTTTCCAGCCCCCGCAGAAGCGCCGCCTTGATCTCGGCGGAAACCTCCGCGCTGTGGTCTTGGATTGTAACGCTCATATTTTGATTCCCTTTACCAGGTCTCTAAGCGGTTCAAGAAAATCGTCAATGATGTATTCCCCGTCTTTCAATTTTTCTTACTCCTCTCAAAGATTTTTACAAGTTCTGGGTCGAGAATATCTTCTTCTCCGTTCCAATACGCCGCAAAACTCTCAGCCACATATTCTTGTTTGTTGCTGGTCGCATAAGCTGAAATTTTGCCGGAATACTTTTCAAAACTGGACGATAAATCAAATCCAATTTCTTTCTCTGCCTTTTTGAAAACACGGTCGTCAAGATAATGGCCTAACTCATGGACCATAGAACCGTAAGCATCCGGCTCATTCACGTTTGTTCTTCCGGTCGCCTTAAGTGCTTGTACATATCGTAACTGTAATTCTGCTCCAAAACCTGTTTTTTGCTTTGCCTTTTCAATGGCGATATCAATATTAGGCATTACTGTTTCCAGCAAATCACGATATTCTTTTACATGAGCCGCCATTGCTTTTTGACTTTTCAAATAGTCTTTGTTGAAAAATAGGTCGCACGTCCCCCACTGATATGCGGCTTCTGCGGTTGTGTCCTTGAAGCGTTTTTCTCTCCTATTGAACGGAACAAGATTTCTGATTTTATAATCAACGTCATACTGGTCAAGGACTTCGGTTAATGCCCTGTTCATCTCATTAGCATATTGCAAGTCGATTCCCTTATAGTCAATTTTCCCAGTATATTTGCTCTTGTAATCGTGAACGTATTTTTCGGCGTATTTTTGCGCTTCTTCAATAGATGCAGCGGGGGTAAAAGACGGCTTTGCTGCTTTTTTAGGTTGTTTCTTCTTCCACCCCGCCCATTCCGCATAGGTCATATTAGAAATAACCTCTGTTTGCCCCGTAGCGGGGTTTCTGGCGCGTCTCTGCGCCGACGAGGTGTCTAGCCCATCCAACGCGGCAATCAGCGTACAGCGGCAGTTATATATCTCCCACGGTGGCCCTTGTGGGTCGCCGGGAAAGCGACAACCATTAGAAAACTTCTTGTCCTGCGCCACTTGTTCGCCGTCAAGCATGGCATGAGAGTGGCGTGTACGCGCGTCCAGCGTGGCCAACCACTCTTTTTTGAGCTTTATCCCCATCTTCCCCGCCGCCGCGTAGCTGTCCATGCGTCCGGCGTTCTGCGCGCCGGTCACGGCGGTTCTGGCCGTGCGGATGGCGGAATCGCGGCTCATGGTGGTGATGCGCTTTTGCAGGTCGTCCGCCATGTGCTTGATGCTCTTCCCCTGCAAGATGGAGCTGGTGACGCTTGCCGTGATCTGCTTCTTACCATATGCGAGGTCGATACCGCGCTTTAAGGCGCGTTTCGGCGGGTAATACGGCATTAAGTCTGGCTGCTCCACGACCAAACGCTTGACTGTCTGCTCGTCCCACAAGTCAAAGCCGACGTTGCCCGCGACCTGTTCGATGGTGTACGCCGCATAATTGCGGTTCAGAGAGTAGATACCGGGCGTAGCATCGTTGGTGTAAGACACCGCCACGGCGTTTGCGTCAGTGACGCGGTGCGCCACCTTATCCCGCATGGCTTGATAGCGTTCCCCGCGCCCGATCTGATTGAGCCGCCATTGCTTATAATCGGCCTCTGTCCATTCCTTACCGTTCTGCACGGCGCCAATCAGCGCCTTCATTTCCTCGTCGCGCTTGGCGAACTGCTCAAAATATGCGTCGATTGTCGCCTGCAACTCTTTCCCGGCCTCGCGGTATAGCTTTGCAATGCGCCGTTCCAACTTTGCAAGCTCCTTGTCGGTCAGTTGATGCCCAAGATCACTGGTCGCCATCGTCAATCACCGGCTCAGTCAAATCGATCACCTCTGCTACCTTCCGCTTTGCCATGTCCTCGTACTGGTCAATGTCGCCGTTGATCGTCAACAGCTTCTTTGTGATGTACTCGTCATCGTAATACGCCGCGCCCAGCAGAATGTTCTGCGTTTCCTCGCTCTTGTTGATAATCTGATTGCGCGTATAGCTCGGCTGATCCTCAATGCCTGCCAAACGCAGGATTTCAACAATAAACCGCGTTACCTCGGATTCAAACTTGTCCGTCTTCAAATCCAACGGCACATAGCTGGCCTTTATCGCGGTCGCCGTCTGGTTCCCTGCGGATACCGCCGCTGCGTCAAAGCACTGGAAATCTTCGTACAGCTTTTTCTTGAGCATATCAATGGTGCTGCTGGTGCCCTCATAGGGAGCCTCGATAGTTTTACTATCCACCTTTGCGCCATCATCGCCGTTTGCGTGGGCAACGTGCGTGGTTTTCAGCCGCTCGATAAATCTGGCGTCGTCCAGATCGTCCATGCCGTTGCAGTTGGACAGCACCCAATATATCAGGTTGCCCTCATCCACATTGTTGACCATGTTAGAGGACGCAAGATCGAGCGCGTCAATGGTGTTGCGCTTGCCGACAATTTCGGATAGACACCGCTTATTGTTTTTCAGCGGCACGATGGGGAAGCTCGGATAGTTCCCGCCGTCATAGATTTCGGTTTCGCCAACTTCGGCCTTGCGGATAACAAGCTTGTAGCTGCGCTTTTCCTGCAATACGCTCATATCTTTGTTCTGCGGCTGGAAATACTCGGTAAAGCCGTCGATCTCGTACAGCGTCGCTCTCAGGGGCTTATCTTGTGCCACCTGCCAGAACCGGATACCGGCCTTCATCGCGCCGTCTTCCTCATCGTAGAGGGGCACAAACTCAAGCAGAGAGAACACCCGCAAATGTGTCAAATCCCAGAAACCGAAGGATACGCCCGCGATTTTCGCCTCACGCGCCGCGTCCATGACCTCCTGATCGAAGTCCGGGCATAGCTTGTTCGGCGTTTCCTTCTCCGCAAAGGTCACGCCGTTTCCCAGCAGATACGAAACCTCCTGATCCACCGCCAGACCGAAGAACCGGCTGGCCAGTTTGTGATTGGCCGTCCACATATCCGTGTGGGAACGCCCCTGCATATCATAGATGATCTTCTCATAGCGGTTAATGGTCGGGTTTAGACCGTTATAGTATTCCTCCGCATCCACCGCCGTTTTATACGCCGCGCTCTCGCGGTGCTCATTGATTGCACTGCGGATAAACTCAATGCGCGCCTGCTCGTTGTCGCCGACCGCTACAAGGTCGTTGTATGTTTTGATAGCCGCTCACCGTCCTATCTGTTCCAAAGTGGTGTATACTCACGCCGATACGCCTTGTTCTTCAGGACCATATAAGCAAAATACCGCGTTTCATCCATTGCATGGTCATTTTCTTTGATCGGCCTGTCATCAGCGGATTTTTCGTCCCACCGATATAGTCCAAACTCGCGAATGCAGTCTTTGCAATCTCGGTGTATCTTGATTACGCCGTCCTGCAAAAACCGCGCCGTAGTCATAATACCGTTTGTCACATCGTTGTTGGCCTTTCGCACCATATAACCGCGCCGCCGCAAGACCTCGATAAACGAGGCGGCAGACGGGTCGACGACAATACTTTTAACATCCGCCTCACCGATGAGCTTTTTAATTTCGTCGGCGTATTCCTCGTCCGTCTTGTTCTTCTGGTTCTCGCGCCCGGAATAGTAATACTCACGGATGCGCGTGGCCGCCTTGCCGTCCCAGCACCAAAGTCCTGCAGAAAACGGGTTAAGCGTGCCGTAGTCGCAGGAAACATAGTATTCTCCCTTTTCCGGCAGCTCGTCCACAATGCAGCTCTCGTCAAACATGGGATAGATCAGCCCCTCGGCCAGCACCCACAGTCCACGGATGTAACGATCATAAAACACGCCCGTAAACATCGACTGATACCGCTCCAGCGTTTTCTGCGACAGCCCGGGGTTATCTGTCATTTCAAAATGCAGATACAGCGCGTTCCGCTCTCGGTGTCGCTTGATCCACTCTGTGTAAAACCAATGCTGTGGGCTTCCGGGGTTGCAGGAAAACCACAACTTTGCCCCGTCTACCGAGCAGCGGGTCAATGCCTGTTCCACGAACGAACGCGGCATCAGCACTACCTCGTCCAGCAGAACACCCGCCAGCGTGCGGCCTTGGATTAGCGTGTAGCTGGCCTCATCTTTGCCCCCGAACACCTCAAAATAATTTGTGACGGCTCCGCGCCGCACTTCCATCACCTTGTCACCGCGCCGCCAGCGGATAATATAGCGTTCCTTTGCAAGGCTCATCGCCGTGAACGGAACGATGATGTTCTTGGTGCAGCTATCCACCGTGCGGCCACACACGCCGAAGCGCTGACCGCTGAAATTCTCCATCGCCCAGCGGACAAACGCCCACATCATGATGGAGGTCTTGCCGGAACGCACAGCGCCGTCACAGATCAGCGCGTCATACTTGGAATATGGAAAGGCAAGGATCTTCTGCTGTTTTGCACTAATCATCGCTTTCCAGCCCTTCTGCTATTTCGCGCAGGCTCTGACTGAGAGCATCTTCCTTCACCGTGTCGGCAGGACTGCCGCCGATCATCGCCCACTTGTCGATCAGCGTCCCCATCGCCGTGGTCACTTCCGATGCCGTCCTCGCGTTTCGTATCTTCTCCGGCAACACTTCAAGTCCAGCATCGAGAATGTCACATACGGCTTTCCGTTGTTTCTCCATATGCTCGATGATGTCTGCGGTGTTTTGAGCCTTTTTTTGTTCTATTTTTTCTGCAATTCCTTGACTTTCGGCGACAATGCGCTTTACGGTGTTGCCTGCTACGCCGTTTTTCTTGCCCACAGCGTTATATGACTGCAACTCTACATAGTCCGCCAGTATTTTCTTTTTCTGCCGGTCTGTCAGACGCGCAGCCATGTCATCACCTCGTCGCTCTCGCGCGCAAAATGTCGCTCTCTCTCTTTTCTTTTGGGGGATTATAGGGGGTAAAATAATACGGGGGTTGCAAGGGGGAGAAGAAGAGAGGGGGAAACAAGGGGGCTTTTCTTTTCTCTCTCTGAGCTATGCGATGTAAACATTTTGCTTGCAATTGCTTACATTTGCTTTGCTTCTGCTTACATTCCTTGCGTTAATTGCTGTCGTGCTGCGGTCTAATTTCATCCGCCCGTCACAGTCTATTGCCGCTTTGATACGCCGATAAGCGTTGTCAAATTATTTTTTGCTACCAGCCCCCGCCCCTTGGCCTTACATAGCAGACTTTACCCGCCCCAATGGGCATACACTTACTGGCTCAGGCTCGCCCGGTGTTATCGCCGATTTGGCCTGATTTAATCGCTCACCCCATGCTCACGCGAACCATTATTGCCGCATTTTCAGGCGGGCTTTGCCCATTGCCAAAGGCAGCGGCTCTCCTCTTTTGGTACGGCATTGCAGTCCTGCCCTGCTTTAGCGCTTCGGGGAAAGTCCCCGTCACTCGCTGTGTTCTCCCCTTACGGGACACCTATGCCGTGTATGTGCAGTTCCCGCTTAGATTGTCACACGCCGCGTATCGGCCCCGGTTGCGGAACTCTGGCGCAGTTTTCAGCAGGCATTGTCATTCTCTGTGAGGCGTTCTGCGTACTCTCACATCATCCGGGAGCGACCCGGCCTCTCGTGCAGATGGTGAGGATTTGCACCTCACATGCTTAAACAGTCCGCAGCAAGCTTTATGCGCGATCCGAGGTAGCTACTTAACCCCAATACGTGAGCATTCCGTTGCGCTTATTTAAGTCACATACCCTTGCAGCGTCTACCTATTCCGCCACATCTGCATATGTCTTCCCTGGGCCACATCGTTGAGAAGTGCGTGGAGTCCTGTCATTTTTGCCCTCAACTGCCCGCCCCGAAGGGCGGGCTATCAAGGGAGGAGGAGGAAACAGATGAAAACGCGGAGGCGTGAAGAGCCTCGCCCCATCACGCCTCTATTTTCGCATAGGTTTTTCTTATTTTTCCCCTTAAAAGGGGAATTTTCAAAATTTTTTTAGATAATCGTCCACGGTCATCGGATTATCTGTCCTTCCGAGCAGATAATCGACCGACACCCCGAACTTGTCGGCGATGCTTTCCAATGCGTCCGTTGTGGGCGTAGCCTCACCCGCCTCGTACCGCCTCACCGCGTCACGGTGCAGACCGCACAGTTCAGATAGGACATATTGCTTTATTCTCTTTCTCTCCCGTAAGCGCTTCAAACGCTCGGGAAACGCGTTCATGCCAGCACCTCCTCTGGTCGGAAACTTTCTTTGATCTCCTTGCCGTCTACCATGATCGCCACGGTCACATAGCGCCTCTGCGGATGGATGTACGTCACCACGCCGGCGCGGATCGGGTACATCTTTTCGCCGCGCGCCTTGCCCGGAAACTCCTCCGGCACCGTCATAAACTGCACCCGCACCTTGTCGCCTACCTTCATTCCGCACCTCCGAACGCTTCCTCAAATGTCAGGCCGCTCTCTCTGAGGATGCCTTTGATCACGTCGATGGTGTGCTGATTGTTGCCCGACAGCCACCACCAGATGTTGCTTTTGGAAATGCCTACCGCATCGGCAAGCTGGCGGCGCGTGTACTGTCGCTCGCAGAAAACCTTTTTCAGCGCCGGATAGACGCAATAGGGAAATTCGATCATTTTCTCCCCACCCTCCGTTTGTATCGGTCTTTTGACCTCTGAATGTAATTGATCATCGTGCTTTCTTCGGCTATGCTGGCCGTTTCGTTGTTTTTTGCCTCTTTCTTTTCTTGCAGCCACGCAGCGTATCGTTCACAGGTCGAATGACAGCCGACGTGCCGCTCCTGACAGTTAAAGCAGCTCATTTCATCCCACCTCGTACTGCGGACAGGCCGTGACAATGTAGCTTGTTTCGTAATGCCTGCGAGCGCCGCCGCAAGAATTCATCAAAACCTTTGTTCTGATCGCGCGCCAACCTTCCACCGGCTGCCACTTCAGCTTCCGCGTTTCCTTGTCGCATTCCGACCAAGGACATTTCCCGCAGGCGTATTTGCACGACCAGCAAAGCGTCGAACTTTGTTCTGCCATTTATACTTCCTCCACCCATATGCCGAATCGCTCCAGCATCAGTTTTTTCTTGATGATATAATCCTTTGTCTTAAAGCCCTTTGCGTCCTCTACAATCGTTTTCCCGTCACGGGTATACACGAAGTCGGCTATGTATGTAACTGCTCGCACAGCGGCTCCTGTGGGCGTTCTCTGCGCCCCCACGAGCTTGTATGTCTGCTGTAGCTTCAAATCGTGTATTTTCCCCGCTTTCAGAAGCAGCCGCAGCTCATCATAGCGGTCTGCCTCGTGCTTGCTGTCAAACGTAATACCATGCCGCACGGTTTTGCGGTTGTGGTACTTTCCCGTTTTTTGAGCAAGTACCTTTTCAACCACCTGTTTTTGTGCCGCAGGCCCAAGACGTGCAAGGTCAGATGCCGTCAGGCTCATTTCCCCCTCCCGTCTGTCACCATGACCACGCGCACCTTGCCGAACTGCTCAAGCGCCATTGCCACGGCCTCCTTGGTCGCCAGCTTGTCGCCGTAGTCTTCGACGTCGATGATGATGCGGATCATGCGTCCTCCTTCCGCTCGATATAGCAACTTAACTCGGGATCATCCGTATCACAACAGACACAGCACGGCTTTCCATCGCAGGAACTGGGCGGATAGTAGAGACAGGATTCGCAGTTGTTCATGCGTCACCGCCTCCGTCCATCTTGGCCCCGCATACAGGGCAGTAATTCCAGTTGTTCAAGCGATACTCGCTCTCTGTCAGTGCGCAGCCGCAGTTGGTACACCTGACAGCTGTGGCACCACTCGGAAACGTATATCTCCCGGAATCATCCCACCGCCCATGCACCACCGGGGCCACGTCGGCGGCTGGAATTTCCGATATAATATCAAAAATTCTTTGGGTAATATTAAACAAATACGGACTTTTTAGCCTATGCACCAATGCTTCCCGCTTAATGTATTCAGCCATTGTCAGCCCTCCTCCACATAGCACCAGCTCTGGGGCGGGCGTCGAAGCGGCAAAACCCCATTGTTGCAGATACCGTTGTTGTTTCTGTACATGGCGCAGGACTCACAGAATAGGTCATTAGGACAAGACCGCCGGAACTCCGTCAACTCCCGAGGCTGGTCATAAATGCGCAGATCGACGATGTGCCAGCCGTAGCCGGTTCCCTTTATGTAGTTCACAATCTCTTCCCGTGTCAGGCAGGCTTGCGTTTCTACGTCATCCGGTGCATGGTTGAGGGGCGCAAGCTCATAAATCCGGTCACAGGTGAACTCGCCAATGACCTTGCCGTTTCCTTTATTTGCACCTTTTGGATTCTCTAAGTAAGCAGCTACCGCCATAAACGAGTATTTTTCTCTTGTTGGAGCGTCCAGAACCCAGAGCGCATCATACCCGGCCATTTCCACTGTGCAGTAGATATAGCACTTGAACGGTGTTTCCAGCTTTGGCCGCGTCTTGCGCACCTCAATCGTCTTTTCGCCGCTGGCAATCTTTTCACACCACTTGGGGCGGATGCTCAGCATAACAGCCTTATTCATCCTTCATCGCCTCCAATGCTTCCTCCGCCTCCTCGCGGGTGAGAAACCAGCTTACTCCATACTGGCCCGGCAACAGCACGGCATCGGTATACCTCCCACTGACAATTGCGCGCCCCACAATGGCCGTGACCTTGTGGGGCTGAATGCCAAGGTCTACCGTCCCGTTGCAGTCGTAGGTCCTGAAATATACCGTATCACCCACCTTGCACGGCAGCACCACCAGCCGCCCGTCCTTGTCGGCCTCGGCAAGCTCGCGCAAGCGGGCATAATCTCCGCGGTATGTCAGCCGTTCCATCACTCCACCCCCATTTTCTCAATGCGGTGACACAGTTCGTCAGTCACGTCATTACCATACAACAGTTCATCGAATGATGTACCGTCGCCATCGCTAATGGACTCGACATCAACGCCGTGTTTCTCAAGCCAATTAGCAACCTCAAGACCGTATTTTGCTGCCTGACTAGCGTGGCTGGCGCATAGGTGCATCTTTGAGCGAATGTAATTGGGGATAACCATCACTCCACCTCCTGCTTTGCAAACGGGTCGTACTCACTTGAGTCTGCCTTGTTAGCCCACTCAACCCATTTAGTAACCTTTTCTTTTAGTTCGTCGTCGAGTAGAAATGGCTCTCTCGTCAAAATAAGCTGTGGGTTCTTCTTCATGATATTCGCGTTGTCTACGATTTCTTCGTAATCCACAGGGAATTGAAGCATCTTAGAATACACGCGGTCGCCTTTGCTTGTAATGCGGCGGGTAAATGCCGCCTCTCGAAACTTGAACTTTTCAGTAAGATGTGGGTTCATCTTGAGGTCATACACTATGATATAGCCGATTTTCATTTCCATCTCACTCTACCTCCTCCAACGACATCCGTTACAAGCCCCCTCATTGGCCAGCGTGTAGTTTCCGCATTTCAGGCACAGTTCGTTCCGCAATGCGTCAATCTCATTCGCCTGCGCCTCGATCAAGTCAGCGGCAGCCGCCAGATCGTCGCACAGGGTAATGGGCATTTCCCACTGGTTCCCCTCCGCCCATTCTGCGTGCTCACGCAACGCATTTACGAGGTTTGTATCTCTCATAATTCCTCCCTTCATCTCAATACCTCACTCCGATGTAATCCAGCACCCGACCATAGCCAAGCCCCTTTTCATTGGGTTTCCATAGCCCGTCCGTGTCCCATTCCCCGCCGCCGATGCAAAACTCATAGTGCTTTGGGTGCGTGTGTTTCATGCGCTCAAACCGGTTTTCTCCCTTTTCGAGATGCGCACCGAACGCGCAGAACATACACCCCGTGCGTTGGCAGCCTGTGCAGTGCAGCTTGCAGTCGATCAGCGTTTCCGCATAGTCGTTATCACCGTCACTGGCTACGATATCGCCGTAGACACTTGCGATAGGGATATGCCGATCTACGATGAATCGCAGCACGTCCTGCTCCGTCCAAAAGCTCATGGGCTTTCCCATCGGGCGCTTGCCCTCAAAGGCGTTGCAGCCTGTGCGTTGCCATTTCAGCATGCGCAGCCGACTTTCTTCCGCCATCAACGCTGTCATGGGTTGGCGCCCTGTTTTGACCTCGAACTTGTGCATGGGCCCCTTTTCCATCACCTTGCAGCATGAATCCGACACGAGAAACGGCGCATGAACTAAATCCACCCACTTTTCGCAGTTGTACGGGGATTTTTCTCCATTTTTATCGAGGTATTCCCCGCGTAAACGCTGTGCCGATTTCCCATTTGGATTGATGCGAGCATTTCCTACGTATGCGGACACTTCTTTGCTCACGACGCTATACCCGTACTTCCGCACCACCTGCCGGATATTCATCTTCGGACGCAGGCGTACAAGATTGACAGTCACGCGGGGAAACTCCCTCCGCAGCCAGTCCGTATATTCGTTTACGAACCGCTGAATTTCTGGATATTCCAGCCCCGTATTGACAAATACGAGATTCAGCGGCCACGGCGGCGTGCGGAAATGTGAGAGCCAGTTTGCGGCAAGGTAGGCCAGCACGGTTGAATCCTTGCCGCCGGAAAAGCTCACATAGACTTTCCCGTCCCATGCTGTGAACCACTCCTCGATCTTGCCGTAGGTGATGATCTCCTTGTACTCGGTGTCAAGGGACATCAACTCTTTGGCTTTCTCGGGCAGGATCGGCGTGTTGGTGTATTCTGTCATGTCTCCTCCTCACAGGTATTCTTTCATCCACGCATTGTTTCCAATCGTTGGATTGGAGTTGTTGCCCGTATCCTCGCGCTTTTCCCATGTTCGCACAGCGGCTTTCCAGTCCTTCATCGGATTCTTGCCTACCATCCAGCCTTTGGATGCGTAGAAATCAAGAAACCGTTGCGGGTCTACGTCTGAACCGCGTTCCCGAACATAAGCCAAAACATCGTCCAAAGTGGGAGGGGTAAAGCGCCTCGCGCGCGTAATACTCTCGTCTTTGTCTTTGTCTTTGTCTTTGTCTTTGTCTTTGTCTTTGTCTTTGTCTTTGTCATAGCTTGATTTGCTTGGCAAATTTGGCATTTGCTTGTTTTGCCTAGCAAATCCTGCATTTGCTTGTTTTGCTTCGGCTCCGATCTTCCCGGCCTTGCTTCGCGCCTCGGATAATCCCGCCATTGCAGCGTTGTCCCTGTCGATCTGCGCCCTCATCATAGGGAAAAGAAACCGTTCGTTCCCGCCAAGCTGCGGGGCTTCGCCCGTCCTTGCGTATTCTAACAAGGAAGTGAAAAGCCTCCCCCTCTCAGCGTCACCGAGTGGCTCTATTGCGTCTAAGTAATCGACAAACAGCTTGATGTAAGTCATATCCGCCATTCGCTCACTCCTTATAGGGGAGCAGGCAAATTGATACGCCGTGCTGGGTCATAATGTCGCAAAGGTCATCTGCTTCTGGTTGCGAGAGGCCATCGATGTGGATCATATTATGTGCCGGATCATCTACATCAAAGATATTCTCGCAATCGTAAATCAAAGCGTCGTACTTCACACCGCACCTCCATCAAAACGGAAGGTCCCCGTCGTCCTCGATCTCTGCAAACTCGCCCGGGCTGCTTGATGCGGGGCTGTATGAAGCAGGACTGTATGAAGCAGGACCCTCCTGCGGCTTGCTGTCGGCAAAGTACACGCTATTGGCGATTATCTCGACCGCGCGGCGCTTATTGCCGTCCTTGTCGGTCCAGTCTCGTGCCTGCAAGCGACCGTCCACCACCACCTTGCGCCCCTTGGCGCAGTATTGCGCGGCAAACTCCGCCGTGCGCTCCCACGCGACCACATCAAACCAGTCCGTTCCGGCATCCTTACCGTCGCGGTCGACGGCGATGGGAAAGCTGGTGACCGCCTTGCCGCTCTGCGTGCGGCGCAGCTCAAGGTCCTTTCCAATGCGTCCCATGACGCTGGTTCTGTTCAAGCTCATTTCAATTCCTCCCTGTTTTTCCTGTAAATCATATTCTCCCGTGTCCAGCCCTTCAGCGCGTCATGGCGCTGGCGCTGGTTGCTGTAAACTTGTACCCAAGGTATCATAGCTGTCTCCTCCGGCGGGGAGCATTACTGCTCCGCCGCCTGTTCGCTGTCGATCACTTCGCCGGTGCTTTCGTCTACCTCGTAGCCCTCCGCCTCGATCACGGTCTCGTCCGGCACGGAATACATATCCGCGTCGATCTTCGTCTTGACGGTCTCGTCCGCTGCCACCGCGCGGACGAAATCGCTCTTGAGCGGGGCGTATTTCAGCACGCGCTTCAAAACAGTTTTCTTCGCCATTTCCTCAAAGTTGGTCTGCCACGGGCCATTGCTGTATGCCTTGGAAAAGCGTTTCGCGTGGGCGCGAATGTCCTCCACGCTCATCACATCGTAGCCCATGCCGCCGTCCTTTGTGCGGAACATGGCGTAGACGAAGCGCGGCTCTCCGCGCTCGCCGCTCGCGGGGCGGTGGGTGAGTTTCGGTTCCAGACCGAAGGAATATTCGAACTCGTCGTTCTCATAGACCACCTGCGCCTGAATGATGTTGACCTCGCCGCTGCGGTACGCCAGATCAATGAGGCCTTTATAGCCGAGCTGGAACTGACACTCCAATGTGCCGTGGTTCTTGTAGGGGATCAGGTACGCCTGTCCAAGCGGGGTGTTCGGCTCCATGCCGAGCTGCGCGGCGGTCATCATCGCGCCGAGGAAACTCTGCGGTGTGGTCTGCGCGAGCTGCTTGTTCGCGCTGAGCGCGGAGAGCGTGATGCGGGTGAAGCGTTCCGGCGTAATGACGCTCGGCAGCGCCTTTTCGATCTCGCCCTCCATCTTCTTAATGTAGTCCTGCATGGTCAGCGGCTTGCCGCTTTTCACGGCCTGCGTGGTCTGCGCGTTCTGGATAAGTCCCTCTTTCATGATGCTTTGCCCTCCTTAATCGAAAATCTTCTGAATGTGGTTTGCTTGTAATACTTGCCGAGGTCTGCGTCGGGATGGTCTTTCGCGAATGCCTTTGCGTCAAAGGTGGAGCGGCTCTGCGCCGCCCACGAAACGGAATAGCGCCCGCACTCGGCGCTTTCCGCGTCGCCCATGTCCTGCATAATGGTCTGCTTGATGGTCTCGATGCGCGTTTCCATCTCCTTCTTTTCGCCGATCAGCTCAAAATACTGCGCGAGCGCGGTCTCTCTGCCAAACAGCTCTACGCAGCCGCCGCCTCCGGCGTAGATCGTTTCCAGCATTTCCGTGGTGCCCTCTGCGCCGTCCGGAGCGGGCGGCTCTCCGGTCTCAACATGAGCCGTCCAGAAGTCCGCCGCGCAGCGTTTGAGCGCCGCGATCTCGTCCGGCGAGACATAGACGCTGCTCTCGCACCACGCGGGGCATTCGTCGTCCGGCACGGTCGTGACCTGATAGATGAAAAAAGCCTTGTTCAGCACCAGCGCCGCCAGATACCAGCGCTTCCAGCCGGTCACGGCGAGGTAGGTCACGCATTGCGCGTAGTAGCTTTCAGGGAATTCGCCGCCCACATAGTTTTTCATGCTCAATGCCGAGGCGGTCTTGCACTCCAGACCGGCGCTCTCCTTGAGAATGCGGCGGTCGATGTTCGCATGGAGATGCGGCGCGTCGTCGTTGCGCAGAATGTAATTCACGCGCCGGACGACCTTATCGCTTGCCTCCTCGAAGCGGCACGCGGCATACTCCTCCAGATCGCGGCCCTGCCGCATGGCTTCATTGTCGGGCGTCTCGCCGATCAGCCCCGTTTTCTCCGCCCACACCGCATACGGGGAGCGGTATTTGTTCAGTCCCAGCACAGCGCCCATGTCGCTGCCGCCGAGGCTCTTCCGGCGCTCCGCAAGCCATTCCTCGCGGCTCATGCCGTCAATCGGTATCTTCGTTACCATCTTCAGTCTCCTCCATTTCCTCAAACCATTCCTCGCCGCAGAACGGGCACTCGGCGACCGTCCGCGTTTCTATGCCGTTCTCGCCGTCAAGGTTCTCGCGTACCTGATAAGTGTACGGCTCAAAGAAGATCGCGTGGCAGGCTTCGCATTTGTAAACCATGTAAATTACGACCTCCCCGCTTTCCGTATCATCTCCGACAGGCCGTATGTCCGCCCGACAATGGATGCTATCCGCGCCATCTCGATCTTGCGGAGCACCTCGGCTTCTGCCGGGTCGTTTGACAAGTAGTAGCCCTTGCCAAAGTTCATAATGCAGTATTCCTCGCCGTCCTCCTCGCATCGTGCCGCCTCGATCACCTTGCGCAAGTGCCGGTCTGTCCAGCCGGTCATTTCGCAGAGCTGCCAACGGCACAGCGCGTTCTGAGCGCCGACGCGAAGATAGTTTCGCAGAGTGATAATATCGTCCGTCATGGCGACACCTCGGTAAACTCTCCATCAATAAGTTTGTACCATGTATCAGCCTTGATCCGCTCGCCGTCAACATACTCGGTCTTAACGCATTTTGGAACGCACCCATTCTTGGCTTCGGAATATTCCCATTCAGCAAGAGTAATCCAGCTCCCCGCTTTTGCGTTAACAGCAGAGCCGTGACCTGCGCAGCAGATAACCGAATCTTCCCCTGCACTTTCAATCTTGGCGTAGTAGCCGCTGCTGCCGATCTGGGCGGAGTCGCCGCTGCTGCCGATCT